CTTGCCAACTGTTCTGGTCCAATGGAGATATTCATCTTCATTGGCGGTGAATAATATATCATCACCGTTAATGAGCACTCTCTTCTCAGGGTGTGCTCTCCGGAACATTGCATAATTTAATACGCACAAAATGGGAAAGGACAGGAGAGAGCCCATTAATTGGCCTCTCTTTTGTTTAACTTCCTCACCGTCTGGATATTCGACAGTTTGTGGACTAACCTCCTCAATTGCTTTAACCCATAATGATTTTATTATGGGAGTAACGCTATTGCGCAGGATTTGTGACATAACTACTTCGGTAGCTTCGTTGTAAATAAGGTCTGTGGCAGATTTATAATCTCCACTTACGAATTTTTCTCCCATCTTCTTCTTTTCCAAAAGGAATGATAGATGGTGAGTGTCGAGTTCTTCCCCAATCAATTTGAAAGTCTTGTACTTTCTTAACTGTTGCCACATCAGATCTTGAAGTGGCTTCAAACACCGATTATTGACGGACCCCTTGGTAATTATCCGTACTTTCCCAGCATCTGGGACACCGACCGCCTTCACTCGCCGGAGATGTGGTTCTTTCCTCATCTCCTCAAAGACCAGCTTTTGTTGATCTTTGATGGATCCCTGAACATCGGGCATCCAAGCATATTCACTAGATACTCCACCCTCATAAACTGCACCGTTAGACAATGAGCCTAGTCGCGATACTAGGGTACTATCCCACCCGTGCGGGAAGATAGTATCGACCACAACGCGTAAGTGGTCCTCAGTGCCTAAAGGCATGGTTTCGAAGGGTGGAGCTGTAGCCATGCACGTCTTGTGCTTATCTAAGGCTTCAGCTACGAATCGTGAAGGGAGCTCTGCAAAACCCTTTTTCATTGTACAAAAGTCAACAATTTTTGACCTCTGTGGATTTGAAGGTTTCCTGGCGTGATTAACCAGGATCCTCCATTTCCGTGTACAAAAGAAGAACTTTTCATCTCCTTGTGGGGGTGGATCATTACCTGCTAGCACAGCTAGCAAGGTAGCAGAAGAGAGCTTATATGAACTCAGGAGGAGTTCATCGGTGGGATGACGATCAACAGCTCTTATTGCGTCATCCGGCGATAGTTTATGTAGTAATGCCCATTTATTTAGGCAGGACACTACACTGTCCCGGAAGGCTGAATGAGATTCATCGTGCCAATGCACGGGATGTTCAGATTCCACAATAACAACTTTATTCATTTCGGATAATAATAGAAGCAAATAATATATCGTGAC